AAAAGCAGAAGCAGATAGAAAAGCAAGAGTGGCTTCTGTAAATAAAATGAATCCTAATTCTCCAAAAGCAAAAAGATTAAGAGCACAAGCTGATGTTGAAAAAGATTTACCAAAAGCAAAAACAACAACTGCAGCCCTTAGTCCAATGGCTAAAGATAGAGTTGCAAACAGAGCAACTAAAGTTGCTGATGCAGGAAAAACAGCTAAACCTATAGCTGCACCAAAAGCTGAAGCATCAACTCCAAAAAAATCTGTAGACCTTTCTGGATTCGGAGCAGCATTTAAAAAAGCAAGAGCAGAAGGTGTTGGAACTAAATTTGCTTACAATGACAAAATGTATGCAGCTGTAACTAAAGATGATATTTCTAGATCTGGAAAAACTTCATTACAAGATTTTTTAAATTCAACAAAAAGAAGTGAAACTAAAATTGCAAAAGCTCCAGGACAAAGAGAAGAAGCTATTGTTAAAAAAAGATCTGGCGGTATGTCGGATCTTGAAAAAAAAGATAGATTAAAAAAAATGCTTGCGTCTGTTAAAGGTGCTGCGGAATCTTTTAAAAGTCCTGGTATGAGAAAACAAAGACTTTTAGATAGATATAAGGAAAGAGCTTCTATGCCAAGAGGTGTTGAATCTGAAGACTTTAGAATTTTACAAGAGGCAAAACCAGAATCTAATAGAAGAATGAAAGATAGATCTTATATGCCAAATAAAAATACTTATAAAAGAATGTCTGGTGCAGCTATGACTGATAATGAAATGAGATCTATGATGGATCAAATATCAAAACCAGAATCTATGGACAGATTTAAATCTGGCGGAAGCGTCATGGCTCGTGGTTGTAAGATGGGTAGAAAAAAACCAACTAAGATATACTAATGAAAGACAAAGATATCAAACTTGTAAAGCTAGATCCTCTAGCTGAAAAACTTGATAAAGCAGGAATGAAAGGTGGAGTAGGAAAACTTCCAAAACCTAAAAAGCTTTCTAAAGAAGCAAAAGAATTTGTTAAAGATGTTACTAGATCACAATTAAGATATAGCAGAGAAGTTTCTAAATCTGGAAGAGAAGGTATGTTTGGCCCTGCTACATCAGGAAAAGCTGCAGCTAAAGAATTAAAAACAAGTGCAAAAGAAATGGATCTAAAACATCCATCAAGTGGAACACTTACAAATTTGTTTAGAAAATTTGGTGATAAACCCTATCAAGAAGCAAGAAAATATTTAAAAAATAAAAAAGTAGAAGCAAGAAAACAAAAAGAATTTTTAAGAAAAAGAGGCTTGAGCACTGGAGGACTAATTAAAGGTTTTCCAAAACTTGCAAAACGAGGATATTAGTATATTAATTTGGGGGTATAATGAGTTCAGAAATATTTGATGAAGTTGATGAAACTTTAAAAGTCGAAGACGAAACCGTTGAACCTAAATCAAAAGAATTTAGAATCGAAGGTGAAGAAGTCGATGAAGAAGTTGAAATCGAAGGTGATAATTTTTTTGCAAACCTTGCAGAAGAATTAGAAGACAATGTCCTAAATAAAATATCCTCACAATTAAGAGCTGAATTTGAAAGAGATAAATCTTCAAGAAAAGAATGGGAAGATGGATACACATCTGGCCTTGATCTTTTAGGTTTTAAATACACGCAACCTTCTAAACCGTTCAGAGGAGCGTCAGGCGTGACTCATCCACTTTTATCCGAGGCAATCACTCAATTCCAAGCACAAGCTTATAAAGAATTATTACCATCTTCTGGCCCTGTTAAAACAGCAATCGTAGGGGTTCAAAATGAAGAGACCGAGGATCAAGCTTCACGGGTCAAGGAATTTATGAATTATCAGATTACGGAGAAGATGGAAGAATATACTCCAGAGATGGATCAATTATTATTTTATTTACCTCTTGCAGGATCTGCATTTAAAAAAGTTTACTACGATGAATTAATGGACAGACCTGTTGCTAAATTTATTCCTGCTGAAGATATTGTAGTTCCATACTTTGCATCAAGTTTATTAGATTGTGAACGAATTACTCATTGTCTAAGAATGTCAGAGAATGATTTATTTAAGAAAATGGATTCTGGTTTTTATCGAGATGTAGATATCAAACCTTCTACTAATGCCCAAACCTCTATTCAAAAAAAGTATGATGAATTAGAAGGTAAGTCTCCAAACAATGATGCATACAATTATCAAATATTAGAAATGCATGTTGATTTAAATTTAGAAAAATTTGAAAACCCTAAAGACAATGAAAAGAAAATTAAGGTTCCTTACATTGTAACAATAGATGAAGGCTCAGGAAAAATTTTAAGTATATATAGAAACTATGAAGAAGGCGACAAACTCTTTAAGAGAAAAGAATATTTTGTGCATTACAAGTTTTTACCAGGTCTAGGCTTTTATGGATTTGGTTTAGTGCATATGATTGGTGGTTTAACCAGAACTGCTACACAAGCTTTAAGACAATTATTAGATGCAGGTACTTTAGCAAACTTACCTGCTGGTTTTAAATCTAGAGGAATAAGAATTAGAGATGACGATCAACCATTCCAACCTGGTGAGTTTAGAGATGTTGATGCTCCTGGTGGAAACATTAGAGATCAATTTCAGATTTTACCTTTTAAAGAACCAAGTCAGACTTTATACAGTTTATTAGGTTTCGTTGTGAACGCAGGTCAACGTTTTGCAAATATTGCGGATATGGCAGTAGGTGAAGACGCACAAAACAGAGCTGTGGGAACAACCCTTGCTCTCTTAGAAAGAGGTTCACGTGTGATGAGTGCAATTCACAAAAGATGTTATTACTCTATGAGACAAGAGTTCAGAATGCTCCATAAAATATTTGCTACGTACTTACCCCCTATCTATCCGTATCAGGTTTATGGAGCAGACCAAATGATAAAAGCAGCAGACTTTGATAGTCGAGTAGATGTATTACCGATTGCGGATCCAAATACTTTTTCTGTTGCACAAAGAGTAACTTTAGCAAATGAGCAATTAAAGATTGCAGTGTCAAATCCTCAAATGCATGACATTAGAGAAGCGTACAGAAGAGTGTATGAAGCGTTAGGTACACAAGCAATTGATAGTTTATTAAAACCAATTGAACAACCTATTCCAAAAGACCCTGCAATTGAAAATACGGATGCAATGAATTTAAAAGAATTAAAACCTTTTGCTACACAAGATCATGAAGCACACATTGAAGCCCATATGGCATTTATGAAATCAAGAATGGTACAAGTCAATCCACAGGTGTATGCAACTTTACAAGCTCACATCTCAGAACATATTTCTTTAAAAGCAAATCAAGAAATAGTTGAAGCAATGGCACAAGATCCACAATTTGTTCAAATGTCAGAGCAAGACCCTGAAGCGTGGACAGTGCAATTTAATTCTATGGTTGCAAAACGAGTGGGTGAGTTAACAAACATTTTGGTTCAAGCAGAGTCTGGCGGTCAACAACAAGATCCGTTAGTCGCATTGAAATCAAGAGAACTAGATTTAAAAGCAATGGATCTACAACGTAAGTCTCAAGAGTTTGAAACAGAAGAGCAAAGAAAACAAAATGAGATTATGATTGATACTTCTATTGAGCAAGCAAAAATTGATCAAGCAAGATTAGGTCAACAAGAAAGAATTAGAGTTGCAGAAGAGAAGTTAGATATTGCAAGAATGAAAGAAATGCAAAGGAGGAACTAATGTGGAACTGGATTAAAAAATTATTTTCACGTGAAACACAAAAACCTTTAGTGTTAACAGAAGAAGTTAAAATAGATTTATCTAAAACTACAAAAGGCGATAGAAAAAAACTTTACGCTGCTGGAAAAATTACAGCAGATCAAGTCGAAAGAGGAAAGTAATGGACGGTATTCTGACACTAAATCCTTTAGTGCCTGAAAAAGACCCTAATGATCTTGAACGACCAAGTTATATAGAAGCTCCAGTTGGTGCAGCTGTTGGTTTAGGTTTGTATAACCTTTTAAACTATATGAACAAAAAAAGAGGTATTGGAGATAATAATCCTCCAAGCCCTATCGAAGAAGAAAAACCACCACAGAAACAACCTCCAAAAGATCCAAATATAGGAGAGGAGATTTTAACCGATCTTGCAACAAGAGAACTTGATAAAAAATTATCTAAAGAAAAAGATCCTAAAGATAAAAGAGCTATAGAATATTTAAAAGAAACTAATCAATTTTATGATGAAGTAATTGCAAGAGCTAATGAACAACGCCCAAAATTAAGAAATGAAAATTTACCAAAACTTGTAGATGCGGATAAACATTTTGGTGCTGCTGCAAATTCTTTTGAAAATTTTCACGAGTCACAATTAATTTATATGTCACCACAAGAATATTTAGATTTAACTACAAAATATCGGCCAGAAAAACAAACGAAACTTTCTAAAATAAATTCAGATAATATTAAAAATTTACTTAAAGAAGGTAAAGAGTTGGCTAACTATCCATATTTATACGTAATAAAAGAAGGTGGAAATTATGCAGTTAGTGGTCAAGAGGGTATTCATAGAGCTATAGCCTTTAAAGAATTAGGATATGATCAAATACCAGTTGTTATTCAGGGAACAGGAAAAGATCCTTTAACAGGTATAGAAAATAAAGTTTTCACAGCAACTCCAAAAAGTTATTTGTATAATGAACCATGGACACAAGAACACATAGGTTTTGTTCCTAGGTTAATTGTTTCTGATAAAGGTGTAAAAATTGTTAAACCTGAAGATCTATTAAGTGTAAGGGGAAAACAACCATTATTTAAAAAAGAAAATTTACCAAAAATAAAAAAAGCGACAGGAGGTTTTATTGACAAACCTCTTATAATGGATAATTATGATTTTATAAACGGACAATTTTAGGAGAAATATGCCACTAACTAAAAAAGGAAAAAAGATTAAAGCAGCGATGACCAAAGAATATGGTGCAAAGAAAGCTGAAAAAGTATTTTACGCTTCTAAAAACAAAGGAGTGATCAAAGG